AAACCAGTTACCGGCCTTGATGTGTCAATGTCACCACCACCAAGAACTACCGACCAGCCATAAGGATTGCCAAGCGCCGAGTATTGGACCGATGCTAAGAATGAGAGAAACAAAAAGCCTTTGTGCGCAATCAGATGAGAAGGCGCATCAGTCGCCATGCCAGTTCTAATCGGAACGTAAGTTGTACCGTCAAACTCAAAAGCAGGGTTAACGCCATCGCAGCAATACATTTTTTTTGTATTCAGCGAACCGGTAAAGTTATAGTTGAAGCATTCCAACCTGCCGCCTGGCAATCGCGTAATCTGCGTATTCGCAGAAGTCGCCTGAACAGTAAGAACGCCGCCAACCTGCAAAGCCTCGCCAGATTGAAAAGTTCCCACGACAGTACCAATAACCAAAGATCCCACTGGCGCAGTGGTCCATGTACCAGTTCTCAGCAATGCCGTTGTAACGACAGCCGTTGCGCCAGATGTAACGCCAGTGATCGTATTGCCTGCAGCAATCGTAGAGCCAGCAAATGTCGCAGTATGAACACCCGATTGAGAACCAGATGTATTGATTGCCGCGCCGCCCAATGTCAAGGACAGCTGAAAAGTATTGGCTGTTGGCGATACGACATAATAAGTTGTACCAGCAGTTAAGCCAGTTGGCAAAACGCCAGTTGTTGACAGCGTAACCGTTGTACCAGCAGTTGCACCATGACCGTTAAATGTAAATACGCCAGGTGATGCAATAGTGATTGTCACCGTTCCTGATCGCTGCGCAAAAGTAATTTCTTGACCAAGCGAAATTGCTACCCAACCGCTTGACGTTGATTTGTACATGATGTTTGCCGTAGCAGATACATTATCGCGCCACGCATAAACAACATCGTTATAAACCCATACGCCACGAATCGGGCCGCTGCCTGGCACTGCTTGAATCAATGACCTTTGATAGTTTGCTGCAAGCAGTAGATTATCTGCATGATCACTTGGCGAAGTTGTTGATTGATAGTCAAATGATTGAATTGTTCCGACCGTTGAGCCAGAAACCTTAATTGACTCGCCAACCGTAAAAGTGCCAGTTGATGCAGTGCAAATCAAGTAAGTAGTATTGTTTGCGAGAACAACCGCAGTCGCCCCGCTTGTCGCGCCGGTAATCGTATTACCGACATTTACCGTTGCAGATAATGTGACATTTGCCACGTAGTAAGCAGCAGCACTTGGAGAAGTTCTACCGTCAAAGCGCTCATATCCATCAATGCGACGATACCCGCCGCCAATTGCCGGTTCATAGTTTTGCGCGTCGATGACCTTACCTGGATTCAAAGCGATCGCAGGCGTAGTCAAGTCAAGACCACCGCCAAAAGCGTAGTAGTCTTGACGAGTTTTGCCAAAGTTAATATTCATGCGAGAGCTGGCCCAAAGGTTACAGTTGGCATCTGATCTGAATACAATCGATTCATTAAGCGGCGATATTCATTCTGACCGTGCGAATAAGCCTCAGGCGCAGATTCAAACTGACCGTAGTACATGAGAGCGCGCCAAACAATTGCCATGTGATATTGACTTGGCAAAGTAGGACGATCGCTATCAGCCGCGAACTCAGTTGGCATTGCAAAGCCTTCGCCATTCACGCAATAGATGTCGTTTGGAATCGGGCCAAGAAGGAAATTCTTTTGCGGATCGATCGTGAAACTTACCGGCATCTGCGACATTGTTCGCATCGAGGCGTATTGATACAGATCGCGGAATGTGTCGTATGGCACATAGTTCAATCGCTGTTCAGATCCAAAGCCCATCGCCACATTGTATTGACGGAATGAATCGAGCTTGTAATTGCCAAACGATGCAATCCCCGCCTCTGTCGCCGTGTAGCTTGATTTGCCTGATGTGGTATTGAATGAAATAGGCTGGCGCATAAAAAACCAGTCAGCCTTTTCATTTTGTATATCCATCCATGCAGTCGAAACCCAATCAACCAGCTTCTTAAAGTCACCGGTTTGATTGATCGTGGTTGACGGACTAGAGCCGGATGTACCGCTTTCTTGGCGCAAACGCTGGACCATTTGAAGAAAGGTCATCCCGCCCGAACCGTAGTTCGGCTCATTTAAAAGCGGTACGTTCGCCATTATTAAGCAGCCTCAGCTAAAACAGCCTTGAGCCATGCGCGACCCTTAGGATTAGGATCACTGCACTGAAATGGATAAACCAACGCTGTGCGACCATCCAAATGAGAGCGAGTCATATCATAAGGATCAGTCACTTGTTTGTATTTTGTTTGCTTGCATCGCGCCAATACTTCAACGAACATGCGGCGGCAACGAGTCGGAACATCGCGGAAGAACGGTTGATTAATACCATTCACATTCAACACAATATGCGGTTCCTCATCTTCTTGAGCAGTTGATTGAATCGTTACTTCAACGATTTCATTCATGAATGCTTCATTGGAAGGATCTGCAATCTCAAGATTCACCACCGGTTCAATTACTTGATCGCTAGTGATAATCGGAGCGGCAACCTCAGCGCCGTTTAATTGACTTAATTCTTCTTGCGCTTGTTTTGATGTACGAGACATTTTAAAAACTCCATGAAAAAAGCCCCACTAGATTTCTCTAGCAGGGCCTTGATTTAAAAAACTACTGATTAAGCAGTTTGAAGAACAGCAGGAACAGCAAACAAATCAACCGCACCAGCAGTAATACCGGTCGTATTCCAGTTAGCGGAACCTGGCAAATAACCAGTACCGGCATAAGTGGAAGCCGCACGAACAACTGAATATGCGAATGGTGTCAATGTGTCTGGAATCGCTGGAAATTGTGGGGGAATAGTCCAGTTACCAGAATCATCAACGTTTGTTTGAGTGCCGGTAGTTGTTGGAGATACAGGCAATGGACCTTGCACCAAACCAACTGTACCAGCAGCATCCAAAGTCCAGACAAACACGCAACCTTGATTCTTTTGAATCGCGTTGAATGCTTTACCAGTTACCGCATCAGTCGTTGGAGTAGCAGCACCAGAAGCCGTAGCTTTGTAGTACAACTTACCGCCAATTGAATAGGTAGTATTTTGGATTGTGTAGGTTGTTGCAGCACCAGTGATGCCGCTCAAGTTTGCTGTTGCGCCACCAGCGCGAGAAAGTACGACGTTACCGCCGACTAAACCGCCATTTGCATTGATAGTCATGTTTCAGTTCCTTACAGAATTTGAATCGGGAAGAATGGACCAACTGTGTTATTGAAAATAACGTTCAAGTTGGCAACGTTCAGAAGTGTTGATGCAGGTACAAATGCACCGACAGAAGCATTGTTGATAGTCAACATGCCTACTACCACTTGCGGCAAACCTGAGCTTGCAACATCTTGAATGATCGGCAAATGAATACCGGCAATCGTAGTTGCTGGAACACCTGGAAGCGTATAAAACGTCCCCGCTGCATCCATTGTGAATACCCATGCTTGGCAAGTAGAGCCAGTATTTGCAATCGTCGGGCCATTCAATGCCGCCAATGAAGAGCTAGCTGCTTTACTAACTAACAAACCATTGCACAGCGCATTGAAAGCCGCGCCAGTTGTAACAGTGGCAGAAGCGCCACCGGTCAACGTTGCAGAGCTCAACACTTGATTGTTGAAAAGAGACTCAAACACTTTTTGAAGTGCAAAAGCCTCATTCTTTTCCTGAATACTCAGGAGTCGTTTTTGAATTGCTTTCATCTGATTTCCTTAGAAAAGTAAATCCCCTAATTAAAGGGGATCATGATTACAGGCTGGAAACCGCGCACTCGATACGAGTCATGAAGGCGTTATTCAGAACAACCGCATTGAACCAAGTTGACGCGCCGACATAGCCAAACATACCCATTGGGTTAGCATGGTTGATTGTCTTGGAGCTGATCATTGTTGGGCTGATTGCGCGTTGACCCTTCAAAGCCACTTGACCCCATGCAGATTCACCGATGATGATGTAAGGATAAACGTCAACGTTAGAGCCGCCGATGGATACCATACCATTCAAAGTGGAAGAACCTGCAGCCGTGAATGGTGACAACAAAGGAGAGGACACAAAGCGGAACTCTTCACATGCGCCAAATTCGCGATCGTGGATTGGTTTAAATGAACCGTAATCTTCCACGCGAGTAAATTGCGGCAAGTTGCGAACGTCAGCCATACCATCTGTATGCACAAACACGATGAACGCTGGCGCAACAGATTTAGTACCGAAATCAACACCTGGCGCAATACGAGAAGAAATACGGCGCGCACGGTTAGATTCCAATACACGAACTGCTTGACGCAATTTGTTCAAGGAGATTGGTGTATTGACTGCAGAACGGCTAGAGCCATTTGCATACACAACAGATGTACCGGCCTTCAAGATACCGTAACGAACTTGCTCAAGAACCTCAGCCATCGTTTCACCGATGAGCTTTGTCATTTCTTGTGGAATGTTATCTTCATACAAGTTTTCAACTTTAGAGCTGAACTTGTACAACAAACCGAAGTTTTGTAACGTTACAGAAACGTCTTGAAACGATACTGTATTGCTGTTTGGAGTTGTGCCTTCTGCCAATACGAAGTTAGCAGCAGTCACTTGTGGAGAGCCAACATATTGTTGAGAACCGATACCGGAGCCAGCAGTTGACGCGCCAAATGGCAAAGTGCGACGGAAAACCAATGTATCAGTTGCATTCATTGGCATTTCTTTTTGCTCACCGAAGTCACCCAAAACGATGACAGGTTGAGCATGCTCAAGCATACCTTGAGCTGCACGGATTAGATTCCGTGACTGTGGGATATTGTAACCTTGTGCGGCCATGATAATTCCTTAAAAAAAGATTAGTTGGCAGCCCGTTTAGCGCGCGCTCGTTTCTCGTATTCCCATTGCTCGGAAGGAGTCATATCTTCCCAAGCCTTTTGAGTGCTAGGTTTCGGGTTCGATCGCGGCGTTGCCGTGGCTGTTTCAAGACGTTGTTTGCGTTGCTCAAGGATCTGATTTGCTGGATTGGCCTGCTTTGAATCGCCATACATCCGAAGCATCTTCGCAGCGTCACCAACTCGATCAGAGGCGGCTAGTGCTTGTACTTCTGGCGGTTGACTTGTTAACCATGTGCTGAAATCAGAAGTTTTTGTTTCCTCTTTCCAGCCTGGTAAAACAGTGTCAAGCGATGAATCAATAATCATTTCCTTGATGGCTTGGGTTTCGCCCTGCATCTGTTTACGAATTTCTGTCTCGAAGGCTTTCGCGTCGAAACTGTTTTTCATTTTCAGATCAAGAAGCTTTTCCGTGCCTGCAGCCCACTCAGGCCAGTCTTCTTTCAACTTTTCCCACTCGGCAGGGTTTTCAACCGCTGCTTGAATGTCAGATGTCGTCGGCGCGCTATTTGTTTGTGCTGCTGCGGCTTTACCCGCATCAAGCATTTCGCGTAGCTGCTTCTGTGTACCTGTCAAATTACCAATGTGACCTTCAACATTTCTCAAACGTCCAGCTATCTTTGCTTCAAACTCAGATAGCTTTGTGCTGATTTCTGCCAATGGATCAGGCTTGGTTTCTTCGGGCAATGGTTCTACAACTGCGGCAGGCGCTTCAACCGGTTTCTCAACGGGTTCAGTAGGCGTATCACCTGCGCGCTCGGCGGCAACTTCGTTCCAAAGTTGATCGTTTTCTGTACTCAAGATGTGCCTCTTTAGTGATGTTTCAGACATAAAAAAAGCCACCCATCAGGCGGCTTGTTTGTTTGTCCGGTTTGCTTAATCTATGCGTCGAGTTCCGAGGCATAGTTCAAACTTGGCAGGGCTTTTCCTTCAAGCGCTACCAAGAGTTCTTTCAGTTCTGCAATGCGACCACGCAGAACGCAGCTATCGGCTTCACTAACGCCAATGGCCTCTAATTTTGTTCGTTGAGTTTCAATGCGCGAAGTGATATGCGCTTTGATCTGCTCTATTGTTTTCATACTGATTTGCCTGCCAGATCTACACGATGAGCTGCGCAAGTCACGCGAATTGTCGCGGCAACGCCAGCAGTCAATTTAGGGCGAACATAGACAGGTCGATCTTGTGATGTATTCATACCAGCAGCACTGAACGACATTGCGTTACCTTGTCGGTTTGAGAGCGTCACCCAATTTGTACCGTCATTGCTTCCCTCAATCACAACAACTGCGGAACCGGAAAATGTGCCAGTGACAATGAATGTTTTGTCAGAGTAAGCAGCAAATGACTGCGGATCGCCATCATCACCACTGTTTGCCAAGTTGTCCCACTGGATCATGAAAACACTATCATCAACGGTAATGTCTTTTTTAATGGTTGCTTTTACGGTTGGCATATCTCTTCCTTATGGTGTATTAGGTGTACTCATCATATCGCGCTGTAGGCTATTGTGATGCTTGTGTAAATCGTGTTGACGTGCAGCCGCGCTTTCGCTTTGAGCCAATTGGATCTCAGCAGCAGCCAATTCTTTTTTCGTTTGGTTGTCCATCGCTGTTTTTGCAAGATTTGCCTTGACTTGCTCAAGCGTCAGATTGTGCTTGGCGCTATAGTCCAGCAATGCCAATTCTTTCTTGAGTCGCAATTCTTCAATGCGCAAATGACCATTTTGTGTCGCAATATCAAGCTCTTTCTGAGCTCGCATTTCCTCGGCATGAGCGCGAGAATATTCAGCTTGCAGCATTGCACTTGCTTTGATCTTCTCTCTAGCAATAGCTGCTTGCGCTTGGGCCATGTGTGGTGTCGCTTGACCAGTTGCCAAAGCTTGTTGTTCTTGCTGCGCTTCGATCTGAATCATTTGCATTTCTGCTTGAGCTTTGGCCTGTTGCAACTGCATCGCGCCTTGCTGTCTCATCTGCTCAACTTGTAATTGAAGCGGCGGTTGTGGCGGCTGTTGCGACAATTGCGCAATCTCAGCCTCAGTTTTCATGATGTCTGTTGGATCAAGATGCTGCAGTTTCAAGACTTGCTTAAACCATTCTTGCCAGTTCACCAAAGGCGCAATCAATGGACTCGCCTGGAATTGACCCAATTGCAAAAGCGATTGACTTTGCATATCTCGGACCAGCAACGCAGATGAACCGCGCGCATCAACAGTAAAGTCACCCTTGATGTTTGCCTTGTCGGAATAAGCCATATTCCAATCATAGTACCGGCGCAGATGTGGTCTAGTAATGCAGTCGTCATACTGCTTGACCATTCGACCCAATATCACATTGCTTGAGTTCATCAGGATAGTCATCCCGCCAACGGTATCAGGCGCATTACCTTTTTCACCTTGCGCTAGCTGCGGAACGCTTGCCTCTTCATCGGCAAAGCGCATAGCAGTTTCAATGATTTGATGAATCTCTTGTCCGTGGTTTGGAATATCTACCGCATGGAAAGCATCAGCAGGATTTACATCATCATCAACAAGCCAAACCTTACGCCCTGTTATTTCCCATCGACCATCAGCAGGAGCAACGCCGCGCTTCTTCACGAAAACTTGTGGGCCAACTGTCATGCCCGAGTTATCCATCAATTGTCGCCATGCTGCATTCAACACTCTTTGCGAAGGACGCATTAAGAACGGAACGCCATAACCCCATACTGAACCATCAACTTTTTCCCACTGAATGAAATCATAAGGCAAGCCGCCTGTTTCATTAGGATTCAAGAAGCCTTTGATTACAGTTTGGTTGACCATGATCACGCAACCGCTTACTGATTCTGTTGAACCATTAGGCACGTCAACGCCAGCAGTGCGAAGATCCTCAGGCTTAAACTCGCCCCAATATTCCCAAAGATCATAGGCATCTTCATCAATATTCTTGGCCCCGCTGTCACTGCGAGAGCGAGTTTCATGCTCGGACTCATAAGAATGATCGCTCGGGCCTTCCTGCAATACCTTGGCAATTTGATGCTCAAGATAGCCAGGTTGACCAATCAACTCACGCAGCTGCTTGCCGGTTACTTTGGAATGCTCAAACAAGCCAATGCCTGCATGATGATCAGCGCCACATGACGGATCAACAAACACATTCCAAGGTGAAACCGCTTCACTTGCTGGACGCTTTTCTTCTGTTTCTTCAAGCACATAAACACTTGCGTCACCGCCCTCTTTCATTGGCGACCATGCTTTATGTACTCGATTAACGACAATTGGGCCCTTCAAGATGCCAGTACCAAGAACCGCGCAATCATGCAAAAGCTTGCGACCTTCGCTATTGAACTGGCACTCTGTCAGTTGATCATCAATCTCATCTTGCATTGCTTTGCAACGGCGCTCGGCTTCTGCTAATTTATCTTGAGCAGATTGCTTTTCTTGCTCAACAATCCCCTGAACAGCTTGCGCCATTGGGTTCATTGCTGGCATCGCCTGTTGTGGCGGCATACCTGGTTGAACTTGCGGCGCTTGGGCCGGTTCGGCAGGCTTATTCTGTGATTCAACAACAGCAGCACGAATCAAATCAGGGTTAGGAGTTGGCTTTAATCCCCAATTGCGGTCATCGCTCGGGAACAGCATATTAGCCAAACGCGCTTCAACTGCATTGGTCTTTGGTCTAGTGATGTTCACATAGACTGTCGATCGCTGCGGCTTGTTGCCTTGATTTGTAATTGGATAGCCTTGCTCGGCTGATTCCATCATTGACGCTGCTTGCTTAGTAGAAGAATCGCGACCATGATATTGATCAAGATCTTCCATCCAACGCTTTTCAACGCCAGAAGCCTTGCGCGCATTGACCCATTCATCACGACGAGAAGCCAAGCTTTGACCTAGCAACTCAAGCTTTTCCTCAGCAATCAGCGTCATTTCTTGCTGATCAACGATGTCTTCCATCGCTGGGCTTGGTTCGCCTGCGTCAATTATTCCTGCGCTTGCTTCAATCATGATTTCCTTTGGGCGTAAAAAAACCCGCATTTAACGGGTTCGCGTATATTCTATTTAGTAGCCAATGACAGGATCTAACGGACCCGCACTAGCAAAAACTGTTGACTGCTGAATCTTCACTTCATTTGTCTTTGCATACCTGATCATCATTAATGCATAGCGGCAAGAACTAATAATGTCGTCATCAATCTTCACAATCTTTCCATCTTTTCGATGGTATAGCCTGAACTCATCAAAGAAGTCATTCAGATGTGAAAACACCTTGAATCGACCGGTTTGCATGCGCTCAAGCATATCAATCAAACCTTTTTCAACCGAGTTGCCACCATCGGGCCATGTTGCGCGTTCCTTGATCATGTTCACACCGTTCTTGCGGTATGTTCCTGCAAGTTCCTCGCCTGATCCCTTATCATGCTGCAATCCATCATGAGGCCATGAAACAGGTATCCATTGACCTTTTGCGCGCATTACTACGCTGTGCATTGCCGGTGTCTGCTCACGCACTCGATAACAGTCATACAGGTAAATCGTATCTGTATCAGGATCTAAAGCCAGCCATGATGCACCAAACGGGTGATCCCAACCAAAGTCAATCCCGCAAATGCGAGGCCAGTAGTAAGGAATCGGAAACGGTTCACACTTAATCGCTTCTTCAACAATAGGGAAAATTCTGCCTGATCCCATCGTTGGAATACCATTGGCCCGAGCATCACGCTCATGAGCTGGATATGCAGCGATAATCGCCGCTCTTTGCTCAGGGCTGTAATGTTCCGCATCTTCGATTGTCATCGTTGTGACGTTCGTTCCTGGCGCTTTGTCAATCAGGAACCGCTTAACCACATCAGACATACCGAGCAACGGCGTGAAGGTCATCCAAACAATGCCATCAGTTGCATTGGTTCGAGTCAAACCTTCAAAATACAAATCAGCAGGCGGCTCTTCATCAAACCAAACAAAGTCCAATGTTTGCCCCTGCCATCTTTCACGGCCTTGATCATAAGTCTTCAATGTGATTTGACTCACACCGCCGCCCTTATGTCGGACCATGATTGTTTCTACTGCATCAGCAACACCATGCGCAGATCGCTTGATCTCAACAATGCACTCTTTTGGAATTGCACCGGTTCCCCAATCGCCAGGTTGGCCAAGCAATAAACGCTGAACAGTATCGCGAGTACCTTGGCTAGTAAGAGAAGCTGCCCACGCCTGAACAGGCGCATCAAACCGCTCACCTTCCCACCAATCAGGATACCGACCGGTCATGTGCATTGCACACTCATAAGCCGCTGAATAGGTCTTTCCTAGCTGATTACCTGCCATAAGCAGGCGTTCGCGCACTTTAGGATTGCCACCAGCCTTGTGAAACTCTCGTTGCTTCGCGTATGGCTTATACGAATCAAGTTGATTTTCACGAATCAAACGATGCTTTACCTCTAAAAGCTCTAAGTATTCGAGCTTTTGCGCATCAGTTAAAGCAGATAAATCCAAAGTGGTATTGTCATTCATTAGTCTAAACCCCTATTTTTCGACAAGAGGTATTAAGACTTTTTCGCAATCAACGCTTGAAGTTGCGCAATTCGAGCATCGACCTCTTCCATTTTTGGCGTTACTTTTACATCTGCGTCAATCTTCACAGCATCGCCATAATCGCGAGGATTTCTAGTCTTTGCGCGCCAACGGTAATGACTCGCCAACTCTCTCGCTTTTGCAATCGCACCTGGCTTATCCTCATCGGCATAAATCAACACTTGTTCAGCGCGATCATCCCAATGTGCAGCAGAAACCGCCCTTGCCTCGCGCACGCGCGCGGAGCGTTGAGGATCAGCAGCTATCCATCTTGTAATCTCACTAGAATCAATGCTTAATGAATCAGCAATTTCACGTTGAGATTTACCGCCTTCAATTCGACCACACAGCGCATCAATACCGAACTCATCCAATATTTGATTTGCCGTTTTCTTCTTTGGCAAAGCGGCTTTTTTTTGCTTCTTAGCCGCAGCCATGTTACATGCCACCCTTAGACTTCTTAGCAGCCAATTGATCCCAAGCAGACTTAGCAGCCTCAGGATCTAACGGCGCATTACCGTCACCATCTGGTTCAGTCATTGGATCTTCTTGATCTTCTGCGCCAAACATTTGTTTAACGATCGAGAATGCCTCATCCAAACTGCCTGCTGTTTGTGGCTCTTGGCTTTCGTCGTCGCTCATTGTCACCGTGTAAGTGCCATCACCGGCATCAGTGATAGTGACACTTGGCAAAGCCGGTGCATCTTGGCTCATATCATCCATTGGCGCGCCCATATCAGCAGAAACCATCGATAACACCGCCATTACCCATCGCTGTATCGCGCTTGGCTGGACCTTGTGGCTTATTAGAAGGAACTGTTTTGATGTGCTGGCCCTTACCGCTTGAGCCTGGCATTGATTCAGTGCCGTTCTTCAACTTGCCAACTGTGGGCTGAGATTTATTCTTGCTCGGACCGCTGCTTTTTACGGCAACCTTGTTCGATAAACTTGATTTAGACATTTGATTCCCCTTAATTTAAGGTTTTAATTTCGTGACTAGGAAGAATCAACGCTGATTTCTCAGGCTCATCTTCGATCTTTGATGCTGATACCGCTTTCATCAGTGCTTGACCAACATCAAACGCTGTTTTAAGGTCCAGAACTGTCGTCACATCGCCAAGCTTGAACACAACCAACGGCTCACCAGTACCCTCGGCATTTGCCGTGTTGATTTCAATTTCAAGACCTTGCTTAATTTCTGACATTTTCTTACCTTCAAATAAAAAA